ACCACTAGCATCCCTAAATGGTCTGCCTTGCTCAGGTCATGGTCTCTGTCTGCCATCTACTGTGCACTCAATTCAAGCGTGTGGGACGCCTCCAGTGCCCTACTCTATTGTTATTAAGAATTTTACATGTTGGTGGCCACCCTTCCCCCTAATTCCCCTAGAGGCGGTTAATCCACTCAGGGCAACATTGCTGGTGAATTTCATTCCAGTGATGTTGGAAGCAGATATGTTTGTTACACATGTATCACCATGCACTAACATTGTGATATACTTGTGTCCATGCGGAAAGTCTATCTGCGCTATCCCAACTCCCATTATTTGTAGTATACTTACTGCAGAGGACATGGGTGGTGTTGGACACGTCCGTACCCTCTTTGCAACAACGTTTACAGTCTTTGGATTGAAACGTAGAGTTGCAAGAGTCCTCGACCCCTTGGGTGCAGGTTTTCCTGGTTTCTCTATTCCATGCTCATCTGTTGTTGCTTGGGGTCATCCTACTGTTTTAGCATCTTAAAAAATTATGGCAATGCGATCTAAAGTTGGTCTGTCTGGTGGGACGTTTATCCCCAGTCGTCCAAAACAAACTCGTCAAGGCAGCTCTAAGAATACTAAGTATTCTGCCACTTCTCGTAATAATGCGAAGAAGCGTTATCGTGGGCAGGGTCGATGAGACCTGAGACCAGAGAAGCAATGGAAATGCTTTGGTCTGCTAAATGGAATCTTCCAACAGCAGCAGAGCATTGTAACCTTACCAATAAGGAGATGAAAATCACATTTAACGAATATTGTGCTTTTCATCCTCCTACTTTTCAGGTAAAATCAGATGAAGATCTGAAATCTATATACAGTGATTCTGATCACATCCAATAAACTTGATAAATAAATATATCGCACCAGCGGGAGACTGAAATGGCTGTAAAACCAATTCCTGATCAGAGCAAGGAGTTTATCAAGTCGGGGATGGTGCTAATAACCGACCCACGGAGTGATAAATACCTCAATAAGCATCAAAGCAAAGAAAAACCAAAGAAGCAGTAAATGGCATCATACAGATTCAGATCTGAAAAATATGTTTCTAGGGGGTTTAAGGATTTCGCCATATCTTTCATGGCAAATCCTAACACCAACGACTTTGGTGTGGTTAAAAATGAAAATGCCATTAAGCAAGCGGTCAAAAATCTTATTTTGACCTCTTTTTTGGAAAGACCCTTCCAACCTGACACTGGATCTAGAATTAAAGATTTAATGTTTGAGCCTTATGACCCATTTGTGGGTGAGGCAATGAGAAATGAGCTTAGAAACGTATTACAACGTCTCGAACCTCGTGTTGAAGTGACCAGAGTGTATATTAGAGAAGAAATTGACATCAATTCTCTACACTTTGAGCTGGATTATAAGATTGTCGGTGAAAACGTCGTTAAAACCGTAGACTTTCTTTTAGAGAAGACTTAAAATGTCAGCAATCCCTTCACAATTAACTTCCCTTGACTTTTTTGAGATCAAGGAATCAATCAGATCATACTTAAGGACTCGCAAAGAGTTTTCAGACTATGATTTTGAGGGATCTGCTGCGTCATACCTGATTGATACCCTTGCTTACAATACTTACTACACAGCATTCAACGCCAACATGGCAATGAATGAGGCATTTCTTGAAACTGCCACTGTAAGAGATAATATTGTCCGTATTGCTAAGCAACTTAACTATACACCTCGCTCTGTTAAGGCATCCAGAGCATGTGTTGAATTGCATGTACAAACAAATCAATCCACTAACGGTGTTACCTATCCAGAATTCGTAACATTGGGTGCTGGTGACGTTTTTGTCGCTAGAAACGAAGCAGACGCTTATACGTTTGCAATGCCACAAGATATTCAAGTGCCCGTCAACCAGCAAAATGGTATGGCGATGTTTAACAGCGTACTAATCTACCAAGGCAACCTTTTGAAGGCAGATTACGTTGTTGACTACACTAAGAAGCAAGATTATATTGTCCCATCCGAAGATGTGGACACAGAAACACTAATTGTCCAAATTTCACCAAGTGTGCAGTCATCCGAGACTGATACTTACAATAAAGTGACCAATGCGGTTGCAATTATCAGCACTTCCCGTATTTACTACTTGGAAGAGACTGATGATCTTAGATATCGTCTTATTTTCGGTGATGGAGTCCTAGGACGTAAGTTGATTGACGGTGAGCACATCAAATTAACCTATATTCGCACAGATGGTCCTCTTGCTAACGGTTGTAAGGACTTTTCGTTTGTTGGTGTTGCTAGAGACTCTGATGGCAGAGCGATTGCACCTCAAAACATTACTGTAAAGACAAAACTTGCCGCGGCCGATGGTGAAGAGATGGAAACACCTCTTTCTATCAAGTTTAGAGCACCTAGAGCATTTGCAACACAGAATAGAGCAGTTACTGAGTCTGATTATGAGCACATTGTGTCTGAGATCTATCCTCAGGCAGCATCTGTGACTGCATATGGTGGTGAGAAGTTGGTGCCACCTGTTTACGGTAAAGTTTACATTGCTATTCGTCCTAAAACAGGCACTAAGCTTAATGAGTCAACAAAAGTTGGCATTAAGCAAGATTTATTGAGATATTCAGTTGCATCGATTGAGCCAGTCATCATCGATCCTACAACTTACTACATTATTCCAAAATCCTACGTTTACTACAACGGAAACCAAACATCTTCCGCTGGTAGTGACATTTCAAGTAAAGTCCTCAAGTCTATTGACAACTTTAACCGTAATGGTGTTACAAACCGCTTTGGAAACCGTTTAGAAGCATCTCGCTTTGGTGCGATGGTTGACTCTGCTGATAACTCAATCTCTGGTAACGTTACTCAAACAACATTGGGTCAAAACCTTGATCAATTCGCTTTTGGTAACGTTTTCACCCAATGTCTTGATTTTGGCAATCCTCTATATGATCCTAACAACTTTGCTGGCACGGATCCTAATGGTGGTGCTAATGCTGGCAATGGTGATGATGGGACTGGAAAGTGCACACCTTCCTTCTCAACGGTTAAATCAGGCACATTCTATGCAACTGGATACACTGAGGATTTGGTTGCCCTTGCAGCGGCAGATGGGACCGTTACAGCGTCCTTTGGCAGTGCTGTAGTATCAACAAGTGAAGAGAATCAAGTCCTAGTCCCCGTCAATCTAAGAGATGACGGAAAAGGCGGAATCATGCTTGTGACTAAGCGTGATGAAACAGAATTAATCCTTAACCCTGCAGCAGGTACTGTGGACTACGGCACTGGTAAAGTTTGTGTCGGTCCTATCGCAATCTCAGGTACACCAGATGGCACCACTAGAGTGCCATTGCAGGTTCTTCCATATGGTGGTGCAATCAACATTCCACCTGGCGTTGATCCTGTTATCTTTAACCCAGAAGTTTTCGCAATCGATTATACAGTGAATGACACCCCTGTCCCCATCTTCGATCCTAATAATTTCAGTGGATTTAACTTCGGAGATTTGAATATAAATATTCTTGATTATCCTTCGGATACGTTTGTATATCCTGAAATCGATAACTGCTTCTGACCTAGAGAGATATGTCTTCACAACTGGCAAAAAGAGTCAACGTATCCGATAGAGTTGAATATCAACTTCCTGAGTTTATTAGAGAGGACGATAGACAATTCGTTAACCTTCTTCTTGAATACTACAGATCTCAAGAGAAAACAGGGCGTCCTTACGATGTTCTAAACAACATCATCAATTATCTTGATCTTGACAACTATGGATCTGAAGGGTTGTCAGCTGAAACTCTTTTGCTTCGTGATATTGGTATAACTGACCAATCGATTGAAGTTGAGACCATTGATGGTTTCACAGAGAAAAATGGATCGATTCTGATCGATAATGAAATCATTTATTATGAATCTGTATCTAGAGGTCCTGACGCTATCCTGACGCCAGGTATTTCCTACGATCAGTTTAAGAAAAAGGAGCAGCAACTAGAGAATCCCTTTTCCCTCTTTGACGGCACTCGTAGAAGGTTTGATTTAAGCAACCTAGGCACCCCTGTAGCGCCCCCTACTGCCAATCACCTCCTAGTTACCACATATAACAACTTCCTCATCCCTAACGTTGATTATACCGTTGATGGTGATGAAATTGTGTTTACCACACCACCTCGTTTGAGGACTGGTGTTGATGATTCAGAATTTACTCAACTCGTTTACCTTGTAGGTTATGCTGATCAGAGCGTCCTTGAAATGGACGACATCAACTATGAAGTCTATCAAGGTAAGTCAGAATATCCTCTAAAACTGAATGGGTCTAACTATTATCCCACTTCAGAGATCGGTCTGATTGTTAATAAGAATGGCAACCTTCTTGTGCCATTTCAAGACTACGTTATTTTCCAAACCAACGATGGAAGCTCTTTTGTTTCCTTTAATGCTGGTGCTTTGGGTGCTGCTGATGTAATTCATATTAGATCTGTCGAATATAACGCACCTCAGTATGGATCTGGTGCAAAACTAATTTGTGAAGTTAACGAATCCTCTAAAGCACTCTCTGGATTGCAAGTTAAGAGTGGCGGTAGTGGATATCGTCTAGATTTTGCTCCTAAGGTCGCTATTGTCTCCACAACTGGTGAAGGTGCTGCAGCAAGATCACTTGTTGGTGGTATTAAAGATATTCAACTTATTAGTGGTGGTCAAGGTTACACATCCTTCAACCCACCCATTCCTTTTGTATCTGCTCCAACAAATCCTAATGGATCTAGAGCAGAGATCGAAATTGAGGTAGATGATACATCTGGACAAGTCTCTTCTATCAGAATTACTAACTCTGGTAGTGGATATGACTTTATTCCTGCAATTTCTTTCATCAATCCTGCTGGTGCAAAGATTAGTGATCCAACAATCGACTCTGAAGGTCGTGTCAACGTTGATAGCATTCAGGTTACTAAAACTGGTGTAGGATATAAGAATGCTCCTGTTGTTTACATTGATCCAGCACCTGACGGTGGTATCAATGCTCAAGCAACTTCTAGAATCAACTCTGATGGTCAAGTTATTGAGATTCAAGTCAATAACAGAGGTAGAGGATATGTAACTCCTCCTAGAGCAAGAATTATCGATCCAGTTGGTGCTCAAGTCCTTGATGTAACTGTTGCATCAGGTGCTGTCACTGAAATTGAAATGTTGACTGGTGGTATGGGTTATACTGATCCACCATCTGTGTATATTGTTGATGATCGCAAAGATGCTTACGGTAATCCCGTTGGTGGACA